TTTAATAAAACTGCAGCTGGTGCAATTTATGAAACTGCCGGACGTAAAAACCCAAATTCTGTTTTTGTTAAAAATTTAACAAATAAATATTCCTCTTCCATGAAGGGCGATGGCAAAATGCAAGGCCGAGCACTATTTCGTGCTTATGAAGAAGATCAAGGCAAAGCACAAAATGGCGTATTACGAGCCATAAATAAAGCCAAAGATAAACTTAATCAGAGAGCGACGGTGCAAGGTTAATGGCCAATATTATAATTGATGTTGCTGCTGAATTTACTGGACAAAGGGCTTTTGATCAGGCAGGTAAATCGACGCTTAGCCTTGAAAGAAGCGTCAAAAAATTAGCTAAAACTTTTGGTATTACTTTTGCTGCTTCTACTATAATTAATTATAGTAAGGAATCAATTAAGGCATTTGCAGCTGATGAAGCAGCAGCATTACGTCTAACTCGTGCTGTTGATAACCTAGGCATTGGTTTTGCTAATCCTGCTATCAGTAAATATATATCTGATCTTGAACGATCTGCTTCGATCGCCGATGACATTCTTCGTCCAGCATTTCAGGCGTTATTGACTACAACTGGTTCATTGACCAAATCACAAGAATTACTTAATAATGCCATAACAATCAGCCGTGCATCGGGTATCGATTTAGCCACAGTATCTCAAGATTTGGCAAATGGTTACGTTGGAATTACCAAGGGTTTAAGGAAATATAACTCTGGTTTAACTACTGCCGAATTAAATTCTAAATCTTTTGCTGAAGTTTTGGGCGTTATATTAAGCAAATCTGCCGGTGCTGCTCAGGATTATCTGAGTTCAACACAATACAAGATGGACGCTTTAGGTGTTGCAACCAATAATGCATCGGAAATCATTGGTGGTGGTTTAGTCAATGCTTTTGCTCGTATTGCTGGCGGTACAGAAGTTAGCGATGCTCAAAAAGCTATCGAGGGTGTAGCTATCGGAATTGCTCATATTACAGAAGCAACTGGTGCAGCAATAGGTGCAATTCCTAACCTTCTCAAAATTCTCGGTAACTTGCCTAAAAACATTTTTCAAGGTTTTGCTGGAAAGGCGGTTGGGGTTAGTTTAACTCCAACTCCTACAACTCCAAATAAGATAGAATTGACTAAACTTCAGCAACAAAAAGCATTAGCTAAATTAGAATCAGATGCGGCAAAACGTGCAAAAGAACTTCTTGCGCTTCAAAAGAAACAATCTGCAGCAGCTGCTAAAGCTGCTGCGGATAAGGCTAAATTAGATAAGGCATCTGCGGTATTTGATCTTCAAAAGATCGAAATTGCCGCTGCTTTAAAGGGCAAGATCAGCGAAGAAGAGCGTACTCGCCTGCTTCTAATGCAAGCCATTCAAGACGAAGATGCTAAGAAAGCTGAAGAACTTCAAAAGAAACTTGAAGATATTCAAAAGAAAAATAAAGAAATCATTGATCAACTAACAACTATTAGCACCACTAGTAATCCATTTCAAGCTTGGGCAGATAGTCTGACTGCTACTGCCACCATTCTTGGATCAATGCCAGCACTAATTAATGCTTCAGGTGGCTTGACTGGTCGAGGATTGCATAATATTCCACAGGATGATTTAACTGGTTTTGTTACAGATGTCGTGGATAGTGTGATAACTGAAGCTAGTACTTTGACGGGAAATACTTTTGGTTTCTCATTGCCTACGTATTTAGCAGATCAAATTCCAAATGTTCCATTCATGTCAGATAATGCACCGGCAACTAATTTCCAATCAAGTCCAACTGCTTCTGATATGTGGAATACTGGTACTTTTGGGTATTCGTTGCCTAGTTTTGCTCAACCACCTGTAACCGTAAATGTCACAACCCAAGGATCAGTCATACTTCAAGACGAACTGGTTAAAGTAGTAAATGACGCTGTAGTTACAGCTAATACCAACGGTTATAATAATTATCGTCCGGGTGCTGTTCTATAATGGCTATTCCAGAGATTAACGCAATAATCAACTTTTCAACGGGTGCTGGCTTTGCCTCACCGATGATTCTTGATGCCGGTATTCTTGGTGTTAATGCTCTGGCCGATTCCACAGCTGTAGTAGTAGATGTTTCAAATCTAGTAGATTCAATCAAAACCAATCGTGGCCGTACAGCCAATTCTGACGTATTCCAAACTGGCACTTTAAGCCTTCGGATTATCGATCAAAACGGTTATTTCAACCCAATGAACCCAGTCTCTCCTTATTACAATCTGCTCACTCCAATGCGTAAAGTGCAAATTACGGCTACTTATTCCGGAACTACCTATCCAATTTTTGCAGGCTATATAACGTCATACAACACATCTACACCTCGCGATGTAGGCGATGTGGTCTATACGACCATACAAGCCGTTGATGGCTTCAGATTGGCTCAGAATGCCCAAATCAGTACCGTAACTGGGGCTATCGCAGGTGAAACGACAGGCTTACGCATTGGTCGCATTCTAGATGCTATTGGATGGCCAGCGAGTCAGCGAGACGTTGATACTGGACTCACTACCGTCCAAGCCGATCCTGGTACTACTCGCAATGCTTTATCTGCCTTACAAGTCATTGAAAGTACCGAATATGGTGCGCTTTATATGGATCGAGCAGGAAACTTCACATTCCAAGATCGGACAGTCACCTCAGCTAGCGTTGCTGGCATTCCAACCGTATTTAATGATGATAGTACAGGCATTTCCTATAACAACGCCCTATGGAAATTAGATGATTCTCTAGTTTTCAATAAGGCGACAATTACTCGCACTGGCGGCACTACTCAGACAGCCAGCAATCAAACTTCGATCGATAAATATTTTTTGCATTCTTACAATGAATCTAACCTATTGATGGAAACAGATAACGAGGCTTTAAACAACGCGCTTGCTTTCGTTGCTTCACGAGCTGAAACTGCGATCCGTTGCGATGCAATCACGCTCGATCTTTATACTAACAATTATAACTCAGGCATTCTTGCTGCTTTGGGTCTTGATTTCTTTAGTCCAGTCACAGTGAGCACAACTCAACCGGGTTCATCAACACTCACAAAAACCTTACAAATATTTGGCGTTTCCCATGATATTAAGCCAAATGCTTGGAAAACTATATTCACCACTTTGGAACCAATCATAGATGCGTTTATACTTGGTTCTAGTCTATCCGGAGTGCTAGGAACTAGCACCCTTTCATACTAAGGAGTAATCATGGCCGTTGGATTTCCAGCGAAAACTACATTCGCCACCGGCGATGTTTTAACAGCCACAAATGTCAATGACATTACTGGCACACTTAATTTGCTAAACCCTTCTGCTAAAGGAACGATTTTTGCTGCTTCGGCTGCAAATACTCCTTTGGCTGTTGCAGTGGGTACAAATGGTCAAGTTCTTACGGCTGATTCAACAGTGTCTGCTGGCGTTAAATGGGCGGCAGCTGCTGGTGGTTCTGGATTAACTTTTATCAGTCGTACTACATTCAGCGCATCGGCTCAAGTAAATATCGATAGTGTATTTACAACTACTTACAGTACTTATCTTGTAATAATTGAGTCAATGACCGCTGGTACTGGCGCAGATGATGCTCAATTATTATTCAGAAAAGCAAGCATCTCATCAACATCGGGAATTTACGGAGTATCAGTAGGCGCAGCATATAACACAACACCAGCAAATGTCGGTACTACTAATGGTGCGCAATGGACAATGAACGAATATTGTGACGGTTTTAACGCAACATTATATTTTAACAACGTTGGAACAGGTAGCAGTGTTCCAGCTAGAGTAAATGGAACATTTGAAGCGGCAAGTACTGGCAGCGGCGGAACTTTAGCTGCTGTTATTGCAGATAATCAAAATTGGAACGGTTTTGCATTAAAATCAGCATCATCAACAATTACTGGCGCAGTAACCGTATATGGATTGGCGAAATCATAATGACAACACTTGCAGATATGATCAAAACTATTAAAGCTGAAAACCCAACATTAAAATTAGGTGACGATCAAGAAGGTTACACTGAAATTACTGGGGCTGAATACGATGCCATCATTGAACAATGGGCAACTGCCCGGGTTGCAAAAGAAACTGCTATTGCGGAAGCTGCAACTTCTAAGGCTGCTCTTTTGGACAAATTGGGCATCACTCAAGATGAAGCCAAGTTACTTCTGAAATAATGAATCCAAAATTATCTAAGTGCGCAATCCAGTTAAGAGAACAGATTGATGACTCATTCCCAGATCGAGATCGAACTTCTGATGGTTGGATCGGCGACAGTAGACACGCTGCGCGTGAGTCAGATCATAATCCAGATGCTCTCGGCTGGGTTCGTGCCATCGATGTTGATCGTGATCTCAGTGGTAGGGCTAAGCCAGACCTCATGCCAGATCTTGCAGATCAGATTCGTCTCCTATGCAAGTCTAAAAAAGAAAAACGAATTACCTACATTATCTTTGATGGTCGTATCGCCTCAGACAAAAAGTCTTGGGAATGGCGACCATACGAAGGTTCAAACAAGCACAACCACCACTGCCATATCTCGTTTGCAAAAGAAGCTGACAATGATTCGGCTTTTTTTCAAGTACCTATGTTAGGAGCAAGTCAATGAATGAATTAAAAGTAGCAGCAGGTTCATGGGCTAGAGCCTTTTTGGTAGCAGTTATCTCTATGGCAGCAGCTGG